CTTTCATGAAAGAACTGCATCGGAAGTAGCGGTGGGATTTATCTGGATCCCACATGCTTGCAACGCCATCCCATTGAACCCGGAGCTCTTGTCGTCTCCAGTCGGGGTAATCAGTGTGGCTTAGCCATTGCTCAACGCTCACATCTGCATCGGAAGGTAAGGGGACAAATTCCTTCCGGATCTCACGCCTGACGTGTCTCCTGAACTTCTTCAGTAACAACTCTTCAGGTCGCGGCGGTTTCTTCAGAAACCTATGCCTCACCCCAGCGATGGTCGTATCTGGGTCCAGAGGATCAGCATGTGGGCGCACAACGCCTTTCACTACTGGTCCTAACGATATCTGGACGACAGGGCGCCTTCCCAAGGCTACCTCACGCGGTTTAGAGATCACCGCAGATTCTTTGATCTCTTCGATACGGTCCATGGAATTCTCCAGGTACCTGTATCCGAAGGTGTACGACCTAAGTCCGCCACTCACGCTGGGGCGAGTTAGAAACACCGCTTGCGGGCCTGCCGGTTTTGATACCAGAGGCCTATCGCAACTTCTACGGTGTTCCCAGCCACATCTTTACCCTGTTGATACAGATCTTTGTCCATGTTGACAGTATGTGTGGTCTTTACCGAAACGAGCAACCTATCTTTGAGAACAAGGGCATCCTCAGTTAGCATGACATTCGGAGTAGTCAATTGTGCCAACAACTCATGAGATATGAGCAGATAGTCGGGAGCACCAGTACGCTTCCCGAAGGTGTCTTCGTTTAAAAGGACGCCATTTAAAGTCTTTCGATAAGCAACCACGCTATATCGGGCATCGACATGTTTCAGCTCCCGGAGTGACATAGCGTCGGCACGCCTGTCAACATCGTCCCAATCCACGTTGGTCATCGACGAGTAGCTGTGTGTAGTGCGCTCACAAAATTTCGATCTGTACCCGCGCTTGGCACAGAGATAGCGGTCGGCGAAGACCGCAGCAACCTGATAGAGCATGCTGGCAACTACACATTGCCAACAAATCAGGCACTCGAACTGTTCGAGATAAACTGCCATTCCGATGAAAATCGCTGGGAGAATCAACACAAACACCCAAAAAGTGAAAGTGGCCTCCGCAGTTTCATCCTGCCATTGACAATGGAAAGCCTTCCGCTGATCATCATGATATTGATCAATGCGGTTCCTCTTGTCACCGAGC